CCTCTATGCGCAAGGTCGTCCTCGGCCCGGCCATCGCGGGCCCCACAGGCGGCACCACCACCGACACCGCCGCGCGTACCGCGATCGGCAACGTGCTGAACGTGCTGCGCGCCACCGGCATCATCGCGGGCGGCACCACCGGCCCGTCGCTCGTGCTGGACGACACCGAACACCAGTGGGCGGCCGGAGCCGCGATCGCCGACCTGGCCGTGGACGGCAGCGCCGACGACCAGCTGCGGACCGCCCTGAACGCTGCGCTCGCCGCTATGCGCGACGCCGAGCTGATCGCTTAGGAGCCCATCATGAAGATCCGCATGAAGGCCGACGTCTCCGGGTCCCGCAACGGCAAGCCGTGGCCGCGCCGCGGCGAGACCGTCGACGTCCCCGCCGCCGAAGCCGCCGACATGTGCGCGGCCGGCATCGCCGAGCCCGTCGGCGACAAGGACCACAAGGTCGAGACCGCGACGCCGGCGGACGACGCCGAGAAGCGCCAGGAACCGAAGCAGGAGCAGCAGAAGTCGGAGGAGGACGGCGAGAAGAAGCCGCTCACAACCGACTCGGCGCCCGCGGCGGCGAAGAAGACGACCTCCCAGACGACTGCGCGGAAGACGACGGCGGCGAAGACAGCCGCGGCGAAGCCGCAGGGCGACAGCAAGTAGCCAGCCCCAACTGCCTGGAGGTGACGTGTGGCGATCGTGACGCTGGCCGATGCGAAGCTGCAGCTGAACCTCGACGCTGACGACACCAGCGCCGATGTGGAGCTGCAGCGGTACATCGACGCGGTCACGGCCCCCATCGAACGGGAGCTCGGCCGGGTCGTCGAGCCTCGCACGGTCACCGACGAGATCGCCGTCACTGGCCGCCGCGCCTCGTTCCTGCTGCAGTCGGTGCCCGTCGTGTCGCTGACGTCGCTCATCTCAGCCGACGGAGCGCAGACCTGGAGCGTGGACCCGACCGTGACGCACCTGGACCCGGAATCGGGCCGTGTCACCCTGCTGTCCGGCCCGCCGTTCACCGGCACCGTCGTGGCCATCTACCAAGCCGGCATGGCGGTGATCCCGGCGAACATCCAGCTCGCCGCGCTGATCGTCATCCAGCACCTGTGGGAGACCCAGCGAGGCCGGTCCGGCGCCATGCCGGGCGGCGGCGACATACCGGTCCCGGCCGGCTACGCCATCCCGAACCGGGCTGCCGAGCTGCTGGACACACCACTGCCGGGGGTGGCGTAGATGACGGCGCCCTCGCGCGTGCCCGAGCTGATCGACGCGGTCGTGGCTGCCCTCCAGGCCTCAGCCGACCTGGGCGGCGTTCGCATCGTCGACGGGCCCCTCGTCACCGACTCCGCCGCGAGCGACTGGGTGTTCGTCGGCTACGACGGCGACCCCGATGGCGAGTTCGCCACCACGTCCACGACCCAGCAGTGGGCCGGGCTCGGCGCGCATGCGAAGAACGAGGACATCCTCCTGACCTGCGCCATCCTCGTGCGGCGCGGCAGCACCGACGTGAAGCCTTGCCGCAGTCGCGTGTTCCAGATCTTCGCCGCTGTCGAGGCCGCGGTGCGCGCGGATCCGGCACTCGGCCTGCCGCCGCCCACCGTGTGCTCCATCTCGGAGACCAGCTTCCACACCGAGCAGACCACCAACGGGGTCCAGGGGCGCATGCCCTTCACTCTGGCCTGCTCCACCCGCATCTGACCCGCCCCACGAAGGAGACCCGCATGGGCGCCGTACGCCTGCGCAACCTCGGGGAGGCCGTGCACCTGTACGCGCCCCCGGACAGCCCCAACAGCCTGCCCGTCGACGAGGGGCAGATCGTGACCGTCGCCGGACCCGTTGAGGAGACCGACGACGCGTACATCCTCGGCGAGGGCGACCGCGCCCGCGCCTTCCCGAAGAGCCGCTGGGCGCTCGAGAAGTCCAGCACGAGGAAGGCCGCGGCTGCCGCGGACTCGGCCGAAGAGAAGGGTGGTGACAGCTGATGGCGACCGGATCGGGTCTGGACGCACAGCTGATGGTCGGCACGGAGTCCACGTGGGGCACCGCGGTGACGCCCGACCACGCGTACGAGTTCAACGACGAGGGCCTCAAGCTCGACCCGTCCTTCCTGGAGCCGACCGGGCTGCGCGCCGGCCAGAAGTACAAGCGGGCCTCTCGCGTGTCCATCTCCCGCCGGAGCGTGTCCGGGGATATCACCCTGGAGCACTCCACGAAGGGCATGGGCCTGCTGTGGAAGCACGCCCTCGGCTCGTCGGTGAGCACGCCGACCACGCTCACATCCCCGGCGACCGAGCAAGTGCACACGCCGGGTGACTTCCGCGGCAAGGGCCTCACGATCCAGGTGGGCCGGCCCGAGCCGGCCACGGGCACCGTACGGCCGTTCACCTATGCAGGGTGCAAGGTGTCGCAGTGGGAGCTGACGGTCTCCGACAACGCGATCCCCACCCTGAAGCTCACCCTCGATGGCCGCAGCGAGGACACAGCGACTGCGCTGGCCGCCGCCAGCTACCCCAGCGGGGCGAAGGTCTTCACCTTCGCCAAGGCGACGCTCACGCTCGGCGGGACCGCGGCCACGGCCTCCGGCAAGACCACAGTCACCGGCGGCACGGCGGTGGCCACCGTCGTCACCGAGGTCAGCGTGCAGGGTGCGGCGCCGATGGCCACGGACCGCTACGGCATCGGCAACAGCGGTCTGAAGTCGGAGCAGCTGGAGAACGACACCCCCACGATCACCGGGTCGTTGAACGCCGAATTCAGCAAGTCTGAGCTCTACGACCACTTCACGGCCAACGACACGCTGCCCCTGGTCCTCACCCTCACCGGTGACCCGATCGGCGCTTCGGGCAGCAACGACCTGGTGGAAGTCATCCTGCCGGCGGTGAAGCTGAAGTCGGCCAGCCCGAACGTCGGCGGCCCCGACATCGTCAGCATGAGCACCGACTTCGAGGCCTACAGCGACGAGTCCAACCCGCCCATCCAGGTCCGCATCGTCTCGGGAGACGCAACACTGTGATCATCAAGCTCAAGGTCGAGGGCACCGAGTACGAGTGGGACAGCGACCGGCTCCTGGTCGCGGAGGCCCGCGAACTCAAGACGTACACCGGCTTCACGCCGCCGCGGTGGCTGGCCGCACTCGATGAGGGGGACCCCGACGCCTGCGCCGCACTGATCTACCTGGCCAAGAAGCGCGCCGGCGAGAACCTCCGGTTCTCTGACCTCGACACCCTGGACTACCACGACTTCGACTTCGAAGTGACGGACCCGGACGCCGAGGACGACGCCGACGAGCAGAGCGGTGACGGCCAGGCGGCCGGGGAACAGCCGGACCCTACTCCCGTGTCTGGCGACAGTGGGCCGACGACCCCGACGTCAGATACTTCACCTACCTCGGATCCTTCGCCTACCAGTTCAAGTACCGCCCCCGAGACGTCGGAGAGCTGACGCTCGACGAGTTCGACGTGCTCGCCGAGCTGTGCGACCACCTCGCCAAGGAAGCCGAGTCCCTCACCTAGGAAGCCGGGGACTCGGCCCCCAGGCGCCGGCCGCACAGGGGACACGTGGCGTTCTTCTCCGCGCGCCCGCTGGCCGCACCCGTCAGCGCGGCGGCCGCGAGGAATGCGGCGACTGCAGCCGCCAGCCCCAGCCCCGCGGGGTGGACGGCCGCCGGCCACACCAGCAGCCATCCGACACCACCCGCGCTCGCGTCCTCGGGGGCGTACGGGCGCACGGCGGCCACGACCGCCGCGATCACGGCGCCCAGCTCGCACAGAGTGAGCCAGGCGAGGAACATCCATCCCCTGTGCTGGATCGGCTTCACCGCCTGGTCGCAGTGCACACAGTGAGTACCGGCTGTGCCGCCGCCCTTCTGCTCACGACCCGCCGCCGATGCGCGCAGCGCCTTGATCGCTTCCAGCTTGGCGTTGCCGGTGAGGTCCGGTCGCTCACGCTCGATCTGCTCCTTGGCGTCTCGCAGGCGCATGCCTCATCCCCCCTGTTTCCGTGCGTAGTTGGCGGGATGGTCCCACCGCCCTCATACCCGGTCAACTCGATCAAGGAGGGCGCGTATGGTCGCCGATTTGGAGCTCCGTACCGGCAAGGACCTGAAGCGGATCGGCGCCGAGCTGCGACGGATGAACAACAAGGCACTCAAGCAGGAGTTCACCAAGGAGCTGCGAGCGGCAGCCAGGCCGATGGTGCCGGCCGTGCGACAGGCGATCCGGCAGATCCCCTCGAAGCGCGGCTACAGCGCCTCCGGGCTGCGCGGGCACATGTCGAAGGCCGTGAAGCTCGAGGTGCGGACCGCTGGGCGGGACGCGGGCGTCCGGATCCGCGTCGACGGCCGCAAGATGCCCAATCGGGCCCGGGCGGTCCAGGCGTACATGGAGGGCCTGAAGAAGCCCTGGCGGCACCCCGTGTACGGCAACCGCGAGAACTGGGTCAAGCAGGACCCGAAGCCCTACTTCTTCAAGACGGTGCGCCCGCTGGGGCTCGCCTCTCGGGTGCAGGTCAACAAGGCCATCGACCGTGTGGCCAAGAAGATCTCCTGACCCACCCCTGACCGACTGACCCACTGACCGGCCCGTGCCGCGTCACGACCCCTCGAGGGGAGGTGCCGCGGCATGTCGTCGACGACCACTCGCGTTCTGTACGACCTGGTCGCGCGCGACCGGGCGAGCAAGACCTTCGGGCAGGTCGGCAGCTCGGCGTCGAAGCTGGAGAAGGCCAGCGTCGCCGTTGGCGCGGCCATCAAGAAGGGGCTCGCCGTCGGCACGATGGCCGTGGCCGGCATCGGTGCCGTGTCGGCGAAGGCCGCCACCGACTTCCAGGCGGAGATGACCCGCATCTCCACCCAGGCCGGCGGCACCACGAAGGACGTGAGGGTCCTCTCGGACCAGGTCCTCAAGCTGGGCGGAAAGGTCCAGCAGGGGCCGAAGGCCCTCGCCGACTCGCTGTACCACCTGAAGAGCGTCGGCATGGACAACGTCCAGGCCATGCAGGCGCTGCGCGAAGCCTCTGACCTTGCCGCGGTCGGTCACGCCGACCTGGAGCAGACCACCAACGCACTCGCGGGCGCCTGGCGCACCGGCATCAAGGGCGCCACGTCCTTCCATGAGGCGGTTTCGACGGTCAACGCGGTCATCGGCGCCGGCAACATGTCGATGGAGCAGTTCAACCTCGCTATCGGCACCGGCATCCTGCCCAGCGCGAAGACATTCGGCTTGTCGATGCAGCAGGTCGGCGCCGCACTCGCCCTCATGACCGACGAGGGCATCGACTCGGCGTCCGCCGCGACCCGGCTGCGCATGTCCTTCAGTCTGCTCGGCGCGCCCTCCGGCGCGGCCGAGAAGCAGCTGAAGAAGATCGGTCTGTCCGGGCTGCAGCTCGCCAACGCCATGCGCGGCAAGGACGGGCTGATCGGCGCGCTGACGCTGCTGAAGGACCACCTCGACGAGTCGGGGATGTCCGCGGCCGAGCAGTCGCAGCTGCTGTCCCGGGCGTTCGGCGGCGGCCGGTCCAGCTCCGGCATCCTGCTGATGCTCAACAACCTGGACGTCCTGGTCAAGAAGCAGGAGCAGATCAACCACTCCATCGGCAAGTTCGATGACGCGGTCAAGCAGCAGAGGAAGACCGCGCAGGCGGAGTGGGCGCGGCTGACGACCGGCCTGGAGTCGGCGTCGGTGCGGCTGGGCCTGGTCATCCTGCCGCCCATCACCGGTTTCGTCGGGTTCATCAACGACAAGGCGATCCCCACCGCGGCCCGCTTCGGCCGGACGATGGGGAGCTTGGTACCCGTCGGCAAGATCAAGCAGAGCATCGCCGACGTCCAGTCGACCGTCGGCGGCTTCCTGTCCGGGGTGACCGGCGGGAACGGTATCGGCGGGTTCCTCAAGGGCCTCACCGGCGGCGGCCAGGCGAAGAAGCCGGCGTCGCCGCTGGACAAATTCCCGACGACCGTGCTGCAGCCGCACGGCGGGGCGCCGCACCTCGGATCGGCGCAGACGTCGGCGACGAAGGGACCCGGGACGGCGCTGGCCCCGCGGCCGCACTACGGTGTCGGCCAGGTCGCGCCCGTGACCGGCGTGCGGGGCCCGGCGCTGGCCCCCATGCCACACGGCGGGTCTGGGCTGGCCGCACCGCTCGTCAAGCAGCCGAAGGCGGCACCTCCCAAGTCGGCTGCGCAGCAGCTGGGGGAGAGCGTCCGCAAGGCGGTCACCGGCGGCATCGAAGGCGTCGACTGGGGCAAGCTGGGGCCGAAGCTGGGATCCGGCCTGGCCACGGCGATCGGCTGGCTCGGCCAGCACACCGCCGACCTCACGAAGCGCCTGGTCGGCGCCCTCTCCAAGATCGATTTCGTTGAGATCGGCAAGAGCTTCGGCGGCGCCGCGATCCCCCTCGCGATCGGCTTCATCACGAACCTCTTCTCGCCGCTGTTCTCGCTGGACTTCTGGAAGAAGCACTGGCTGGACACCATCATCGCGGTGATCTCGGTCATCCCGATCGGACGTCTCGCCGGGGGACTGGCCAAGATCTTCGAGCACATTCCGATCCTGAAGATTTTCGAGCCGGTGCTGTCCGGGATCAGCAAGCTCGGAGGCTGGATCGAGAAGGGGCTGAGCAAGGTTTTCGGCCCCTTCAAGCGGGGTGTCGTCGATGGCTTCCGCAGGGCTTTCCCCGAGGCGGCCGCGGCGCTCGAACGGGAAGCCGGCCTGATCACGACGCGCCTGGGCCTGTGGGGGCTGAAGCTGCTCGACACGGGATCGAAGGCGGCCCGCGCCCTCGGCTCCGGCATCGAAAGAGGCATCTCCTGGGTCACTGAGAAGGCCCTCGGCCTGGGCAAGGCTGTCGTCAGCCCGTTCGCGAAGGCCGGCGGCTGGCTGCTCGGCAAGGGCCGGGACCTGATCCTCGGCCTGACCAGGGGCATCGCTGAGCGGGCGTCGGGAATCGGTAGCTGGATCTGGGCCCGGACCGGCCGCCCCGCGGTGGACGCGTTCAAGAACGCCGGCAGCTGGCTGCTCAGCAAGGGCAAGGCACTTGTCTCCGGCGTCCGTACGGGCGTCGTCGACGGCGCGAAGGGCATCGGCTCGTGGGCCTGGAACCGGATCGCGAAGCCGCAGCTCGACATGTTCCGCAACGCCGGATCGTGGCTGGTCTCGAAGGGCCGCTCCCTCGTCTCCGGTATCCGCTCGGGCGTCGTCAACGGGGCGAAGGGCATCGGCTCGTGGGCCTGGAACAAGATCGCGAAGCCGCAGCTCGACGCGTTCAAGAACGCCGGATCGTGGCTGCGCGACAAGGGCGGCGCCCTGATCTCCGGCATGAAAAACGGCATCGTCGACAAGATCAAGGGCATCGGAAAGTGGGCCAAGCAGAACATCGTTGACCCGGTCGTCGACGCGGTGAAGACGTTCTTCGGCATCAAGAGCCCCAGCCGCGTCTTCATGGGCATCGGCGGTCACCTCATCAGCGGCCTGATGAAGGGCATGGCGACCACCAACGGAAAGCAGATCGCCACGACCGTGTTCGGCGACCTGCCGTCCGCGCTCGGCTCCATCGTCGGCAAGGGCCTCATCTCCGTGTCCAAGCTGCCCAGCAAGGCCATGAACGCGTTGGCAGGCCTGGGCAGCAAGTTGGGAGGGCTCTTCAAGGGCCTGTTCGGCGGCGGAGGCGACAGCAAGGGCGTCAGCCGATGGTCTGAGACCGTTGCCACGGCGCTCGGCTTGCTCGGCGCGCCGGCGAGCGCGCTGCCCGCCGTCCTCAAGCGCATCGAGATGGAATCCAGCGGCGACCCCACCGCGATCAACCTCACGGACATCAACGCGCAGCGCGGTGACCCCTCCCGCGGCCTAATGCAGACCATCGGCAGCACCTTCAACGCCTACGCCGGCCCGTTCCGGTCACGCGGCATCTACGACCCGCTCGCCAACGTGTACGCCGGCATCAACTACGCGATGCATGCCTACGGGTCCAACTGGATCAACGTCATGACCCGGCCCGGTGGCTACGCCAGGGGCACCCGCGGCGCCGCCCGCGGTCTGGCCTGGGTCGGCGAGCGCGGTCCCGAGCTGGTCAACTTCAGCGGCGGCGAGGACGTCCTCAGCCACCCCGACTCCGTGGCTTTCGCGCAGGCCCACGGGATCCGGCTGCCCGGCTACGCATCCGGCACGATCCTCAACGCAGCTGACCGGGTGAAGCGGGACCGGCAGGCGGTCGAGGACGCCAAGGACGCTCTCTCGCGGGCGAAGCGCCGCCACAAGGGCGAGGCCGCCGCGCAGAAGAAGCTCGAGGCGGCCGAGAAGGAATTGAAGGCCGCCGAGATCGCACTGTCCAACGCCAAGAGGTCGGCGAAGACATCAATCTCGAACACGATCAACACCGGGTTGCTGAAGACTCTGGAGACCGGGACGTCGTCGTCGATCGCCAGCGCGATCAAGTCTTTGGCGACGAAGCTCCTCAACGCTGGCTACAACAAGACCGCCTCGGCGATCCAGAAGAAGGGCAGCCAGCTGGAGACGCTCGCGAACAAGCGGGCCAGCATCCAGAGCACGATCAACGCGGCGAACCAGTATGCCTCGGATCAGACGACGAAGATCAACGACTTCCTCAGCATCAGCGGGACCTCTGCCACGTCGGTGGGCGGCCTCATCTCTCAGATGACGGGCCAGCAGAAGACCGCGAGCAACTTCGTGGCCCTGACGAAGTCGCTGAAGGCGCGCGGTGCGTCGAAGGAGCTGCTGCAACAGCTGGAGGACGCGGGCCCGGGCAGCCAGCTCGCGACGATCCTCGGCGACAAGAACGTCAAGCAGTCGGACATCGCCAAACTGAACGGCCTGGTCAAGTCGGGCGGGAAGCTCGCCACGTCCTTCGGCAAGGACATGGCGGACTTGATGTTCGACAGCGGCAAGGACGCGGGCAAGGGCTTCCTCGCTGGGCTGAAAGCCCAGCAGAAGGCGCTCCAGAAGCAGATGGACGTGCTGGCCAAGGCCCTGGTCGACCAGATCAAGAAGAGCCTGAAGATCAAGAGCCCGTCCGTCGTGATGCGGGACCAGGTGGGCAAGCAGGTCGCGCTCGGCATGGCCGTCGGCATGGACCGGCACCGGCCCCACGTAGCTGCCGCCGGCCGCCGCCTGGCGACGACCGCCTATGCGGCATCGGCCGGCGGCAGTTCCGCGCGCGCCAACGCCGCCTTCGGCTACCTCGCGCAGCTCATCAACAGCGGCCAGCTCGGCGGCAGCGAGGTCCACGTGCACTTCGACGACCCGACGCTGAAGGATCTGATCCGCGTCACCACCACACCGATGATCAAGGCGAGTGCGGACCGGCAGGCCTACCGGGCGAACGTCGGGAGGCGTTGATGACGATCTCTTACCTGAGCCAGGGCGGGACGGCTACAGACGCGGCCACCGTAACGCCGTCGTACTCGGTGACCCCGTCAGCAGGGCAGCTTGGCATTCTGCAGGTCGTCTCCTCGCACCCCAACTTCTCCACCCCGTCCACGCCGTCTGGCTGGACGCTGGCCGGCAGCTTCTCCGGTGGCGGCGGAACGCTCGGGGCCGGGACGGGGCCACGCAGGATCACCATGTTCGTGCGGGAGATGGTCGGCGGGGACGCGAAGCCCACCACGTCCATCCCCTCCGGGAGCACGGGCTCCGTCATCGCAGGCACGATCGCCCTGCTGTCCCGGACGACGGGTACCGGCTGGCGGTGGGCATGGGCGGCGGGTGAGGACACGACGTCGGGCACCGCGTTCTCGGCGCCTTGTGCCACTGCCCTGACCTGGGCCGTGGGCGACTTCGCGTGGTGGGGCTACGCTCTGCCGGTGTCGACTGACGGTTTCCCGTCGGTGGGCATCACCGCAGCGGGCGTCACCTTCGACACGGCCACAGGCCGGTTCTCCGCCGGGGCGGCAACCGGCAACGGCGCTCGCTCCGGAGCGGCCAGCGCATCCGTGACCGCGGGCTCGGCCACGGTCGCGCCCACAGTCACATCGACGCTCAACACGGCTTCGACAGGCGTCGCTGGCGTACTGCGGGTGCGGGAGGCCAAGAGCGGGATCGCGGTCAGTCCCCAGTCAGTGTTCCCACCGAGGAACCTCGTGTCCGTGACCGGGCTGGAAGCGGACGACATCACCAGCGTGAGCATGTTCCGGCAGCAGGGCACCGACCTCACTGGGGTGCGGGCCGCGTCGGGAGTCGACACCACCGGCGCGGACGTTCTGCTCCGGGTGGATGCCGAGCAGCCCTTCGGCGTGGCCGTCAACTACGCGGCCACCCTGACGGACGTCAACGGCATCTCCTGGACGGTCTACTCGGGGCCGATCACGTCCACCGTGGACGGTGACGTCATCTCCGACGCTGTCCAGGGCACCGGCGCGAAGGTCTTCATCGAGGCCTGGGACGACAAGAAGCGCACCCGGGACGCGACGGTTTTCAACGTGGGCGGGCGCCTGGTCGTCGTCGGCAAACCGCGCTCCGGCGCGCAGGGCACCGTCAGCGTGTCCACCGACACCGACGACGCCGGCGACGCCCTGCAGGAGGTCCTCGCCAACGCCACCGAGGGCGTCATCCTGATCCGCAAGCAGGTCACCCTCGCGGGTGTTGACGGCTACCTGGCGCTGATCGATGACGACGAACGCCGTACCTGGTCCATCCCGTACCGGATCTGGGACCTGTCCACCGCAGAGGCGGAGGCCTGGCCGGACAGCCTGGAGGCGGCCGGCTTCACCCTGCAGGACATCGCCAACAACTACTCGACGCTGTCCGACCTCGCTACCGACTTCGTGACGCTGCTCGCGATCGCCCTGTTCGACTGGGGTGGCTGACGTGCTGGACATGTCGAACGTCGCACTGGATGTCGTGCAGCGCTCCTTCACCATGCAGGTCCGCGCCGAGTCCTGGCGCGACGGCGAGCTGCTCGCCGCGGACATCCCGGTCGCGGACGGCAGCGAGGACCGCGACCGGTCGCTCGCCGTGCCGGAGCGGGTCAGCCTGACCGTGCCCCGCCGGGACCGCGGCTTCGACTGGAACCCGGGCGCCGACCCGGACCACCCGCTGGCCGCGTACGGGCAGCAGCTGCACATCAGCTATGGGGTCGACATCGGTGGCGACTTCGAGTGGATCGACCGCGGATGGTTCCTGATCACTGAGTCGGGTGCGACGGACGACACGACGGTCAGCGTCACCTTGCAGGGCCTGCTCACCTGGGTCGATGAAGCGAAATTCGCGGCGCCCTTCCAGCCGTCGGGCACGCTCGCGTCGACGATCCGCTCCCTGGTCGAGCCCGCGCTGACCGTGAATCTCGACGGCACCCTCATCGACCGGTCAGTGCCGGTCGGCATGCAGTGGGACAGCGACCGGATGGCTGGCCTGGCGGAAGTCCTCGCTGCGTGGGCTGCAGACGCAGTCGTGACCGCGGACGGCACCCTGCTTGTGGAACCGCTCACGGACGACGGCAGCCCGGTGCTGTCACTGACAGACGGCCTCGGCGGCACGGTGATGCGCTGGCAGGGGAGCAGCAGCCGGGACGGCGCGTTCAACTGCGTGGTAGCCCAGGGCGAGGACAGCGCGGGCAACCAGATCCAGGGCGTCGCCTACGACACCGATACCGCGAGCCCGTTCCGGCTCGGTGGACCGTTCAACCCGCTTCCCGTGCCGTACCCGTTCAGCTCACCGCTGATGACGACCGTCGCCCAGTGCCGCAAGGCGGCGGCCGCCAAGCTGCTGCAACTGCGACGAACTGCATCGCGTCGCCTGGCGGTGAGCATGGTCCCGCATCCGGGCCTGATGACTGGCGACATCATCGCCGCCACTGGCGCCGGCTTGACCGACACGCCGTGCGTGATCGAGACGCTGTCGCTGCCGTACTCGCCCGGCGAGATGAACCTCACCGTGAGGGTGCTCTGACATGGCCGACTTCGCAGATACCCGGGTCTCTCTCGCCGGGCAGGGTGCCCTCATCGGCGTCTCCGCGACAGCGTCCGCGTCCGGGGCGTGCCTGGCCGACATCGGCGGCATCCGCGTCACCGTCCGCGTGCCACCCAGCCTGACCGTCACCGCGAAGCAGAGCCTGCTCATCTTGCGCAAGGGCTCCACCTACTGGGCGATCAGCGTCCTCACGGCACCGCCAGCGGTCCCGCCCGCGCCACCACCACCCGATGACAGCGTGTCCACCAGCGATCCGGCCCCGGCGCCGAAACCGACGACGACCACGGGCACTCTGGTGTGCTCGCCGGTAGCGACCTCGACGTGGCGGGACGGGCACTGGCGCACCGACATCGGCAGCTCCACCTCGGCTGACACCTTCCAGGGCCGATACGCCGGGAGCGGGTACGGACGGATGAGCGGGTTCGCGTTCTACGGCTCGAAGCCGAGGTCGATCGCGGGTGCCTCCGTCACGAAGGTGACCGTCCGGCTGCGGCGGCTGACGTCCGGCGACTACGGCACGCGCAGCCCCACGCTGCGCCTGGTCTCGGAGTCCACCCGGCCCAGCTCCTTGCCGACGCTGAACGAGACGTCGCCGGGGCCGGCCCTCGGCGTCCAGGGCCACGTGTCGCCGTCGGAGGCCACCTTCACCCTGCCCACGTCGTGGGGTCAGGCCATGGTCGACGGCTCCCGCGGCGGCCTGGGCATCACCGTCAGTTCTGACGACCCCTACATGCGGCTCGCGGGCCGCGCGTCCTGGTCCGCTGCGTGGACGCTCACGCTGTACTGGAGGAGATCGAGTTGAGCCAGAAGACACCGAACGGGCTCACGTACCCGGAGAGCAACGACCACACCCGCATCTGGGAGCACATGCAGACGCTGGCCCAGAACGTGGACCCGCAGCTGAACATGCCTCAGCGGGCGATCTTCACGGCCAGCGGCACGTGGACGAAGCCCACCAACGCGAAGTGGGTCCGGGTCCAGGTCGTCGGCGCTGGCGGAGGCGGCGGCGGGACACCGACGAGCGCGGCCGGGCAGGCGGCCGTCGCGGGTGGCGGCGGAGGCGGTGGCTACGCCGAGAGCATCATCGCCGCGTCCAGCCTGGGCAGCACCGTCTCCGTCTCCGTCGGCATTGGCGGCGCCGGGGCGGCCGCCGGAGCGAATGCCGGAACCGCGGGCGGCTCCTCCGGCTTCGGGGGTACGGTGGCCGCCAGCGGAGGCGGAGGTGGCGGGGCCGGCACTTCCACGACCGGCAACCAGAGTGCTGCGGGCGGCGCGGCCGGTACGGGACTGGCCGGTGACCTTCAGATAGCCGGCGGCGACGGCGGCAACGGCATCGTCGTCTCCGGAATTCCCACCGCTCAGGCCTACGGCGGCACCGGATTCATGGGCAACCAGCGGCGCGGCCCCTCCGGCACCACGGTATCCGGCTCGGGCACCAGCGCCAGCGGTGGCTTCCGCTTCGGCGGTGGCGGCGGCGGGGCCCTCGCCGGCACCGACGCAGCCAGCGCGCAGGCGGGCGGCCAGGGCGGCGACGGCCTCGTCATCGTGACCACGTACTTCTGAACGACCGCACGATGGATTCCCAGCTCGCAGACGGCCAAGACCCGGCCCCGTTCACGACCGAGGTACGCGACTCGTCAATCGTCCAGCAGTGGGACGTGCCCTCCCGCACCTACCGCCGCTACGAGTGTGGCCAGCTGGTGGAAGAGAGGCCGTTCACCGATGCCGAGAACACGACCGCCGACCAGCAGATCGCCGACGAAGCACGCCGTGCCACGCAGGCCGAGCTCATGGAGCAGGCCCGCGCCGACCTCGCCACCGATCAGGCGTACCTCGACCTGGTGGCCGCGGGCACAGCCACCACCGATGATGCGGTCGCCCAGGTTGCGACGCTCACTCGGCAGGCCTTCGGCTTCATTCGGCTGACCGTCGGCGCCGACCTCCTCGACCAGGTCAACGACCCGCCGGCACCGCCGCCAAGCGATCCACCGCCCGACCCACCGCCTTCAGATCCGCCCCCTACCGACCCACCCCCGACCGGAGGCTGAGTTGACCGTCTACGTGTGCTCCCTGTCCGCATCGCCGGACCAGCTCATCCAGCCCCAGACGATGACGCTGCTGCGGTTCCCCTTCGAGGAAAACCAGATCGACAAGTGGTCCATGCACCAGCCGTCGCAGCCGGACGGGCTCACCGCGACGAGCAGCAGCTCCCGGGCAGGCCTGATCTGGCCGTCGAGCACAGGCTGGGGCAGCCTCACGGCCGAATTCACCTGGGAGGCCGGCGACTACACGGAGATCCGCGACCAGTTCGTGCGGGACCCGCTGAGCTTCACCGACGACCCGAACAACGCGACTGCTCTCGAGCACCGTGCCCTGTCGCCAGGCCTGCAGCTCTTCGCCAAGCAGCACGAGATCGCGGTGTATCCCGGGACGTCGCTCGGCGTGATGGTCTGGCACAACGACAAGGTCTCCAGGAAAGTGACCTACGCCCAGTTCAAGCTGTCCATCCACCCGTGGTGACCGCCCGCCACCGTGCAGTTGGCGGCCGCCGCTGGACCGGAGCCTGACGTGGCCTACACCCACCGCAGTGAGCCGCCGGCGGTGTGGTGCGACTGGTGGACCGAGGTGCACCAGCTCACCCCGGAAATCGCCTACGGCTGGGTGCCCGAACACCTGCGGGCCGACCCGGATGACCCCAACCCGTGGTTCTGGCACTGGTGCAGTCAGCAGGGCCGCTGGATGGCCCAGGCTGCGCCCGACCACACCCTCGTATCCGCACAGCCGCTGCACCTGGAGCCGTCGCTGCTGTGGCCCTGCTGTGGCACCCACGGCTTCGTCCGCGGCGGCGAGTGGATCCCCGCCTGACTCAGAGGAGCCGACATGGCCGACCCTGCCCGCCTCGCCCGGACCGCGTACGCCGCCTACGGGCAGACCACCGGCGGCCGCAACCACCTGGGCAAGCCCATGCCCGCCTGGGAGGACCTGGGCGAGCTCATCCAGCAGGCATGGATCGCCGCGGCGATCGCGGTCGCCCAGGCTGTCACCACCCCGCCCCGATCGGAGGACTCATGATCAAGGGCATCGACGTCTCCGACTTCCAGTCGGCCACCTTCGATGTGAGCGGCCTCGACTTCGTCTTCACGAAGATCACCGAGGGTTTGTCGTACGTCAACCCGAAGTGGGTGCAGCAGCGCAACTACGTCAAGGGCAAGGGCCTGGTGTGGGGGGCCTACCACTACCCGCACATGGGCAACGATCCGAAGGCCGAGGCCGACTACTTCCTGAAGCAGGTGGCGTGGGCGCCCGGAGACCTGGTCGTCCTCGACTGGGAGGGCTACGACAAGGCCAACGCCGGCGTCTCGGACGCCCGCAAGCTGGCGTACCGCGACGCCTGGCTGACGTACGTCAAGGCCGCACTGCCCGGCCACCGCGTCGGCATGTACTGCAACGTCAACTACTGGCAGCGCATCGACAAGACCGGCAACTGCGGTGACTTCCTGTGGATCGCCACCGGCGGCAAGTTGGCCGGCCAGCCCGGCATCAAGGCGCCATGGACCTTCCACCAGTACAGCGACGCCGACGGCCTCGACCGCGACGTCGCCAACTTCCCCACCCGAGCCGCGCTCGCCGACTGGGCCCGCGGCACGACCCCCCAGGAGGACACCATGGACCCCGTCGACGTGTGGGCCTACAAGGCCAAGACCACCCTCGCAGGCGGCAAGGAGACCGAGGACGCCTACGCGTACCTGCGCACCACCCGCGCCGCCGTGCAGACGCTGACGGCTCAGGTCGGTGCGCTCACCGCGGCCGTTGGCAAGATGGCCCAGGGCGGCGGCCTGGACGCCGGCGAGATCAAGGCGGCCGCCGAGGCGGGTGCACAGGCCGCACTGGAGAAGCTCGCCGACGCGCTGAAGGAGAGCTGACCCGTGAAGATCTCGAAGACGTGGAAGGCCGTCGCCGGCGGTGTCGCCGCGGGCGCGGCCTCGGCGGTCACAGCCGTACAGGACGGCAAGGTCACGACGGGGGAGATCCTCACGATCGTCCTCGCCGTGCTGGCGTCGTACGGGGTGACGTGGGCCGTGCCGAACCGGCAGGAGCAGCCGCCCGCTACCGAGCCGCCGCAGGCTCTGTGACCGGGTGACTGCCGTGACCGATGGGCCGTCGAATGGCGAGCTGGGGCGGCTCATCGGTGACGTCCGGGCGACGCTGGACTCCCGATTCGGCGAGCTGAACACGCGCCTGGACAAGATGGTCTCGCTGGATGTGTACACGATCCAGACGACCCATGTCGGCGAGCGCATCGCACAGCTGCAGACGGAGACTCAGCGCTGCATGGATGCGATCGCCAAGGTCGAAGACGACATCGAGGCGTACCAGCGGGAAGAGGCCAGGCGGAGGGACGCTGAGCGGCAAGCTCGCCTGTACCAGCTGATTGTGCCGGTGGCGATCTGCATCATTTCCAGCGTCATCGCGATCTGGGCGGTGGTGGCGAAGTGAGTGACGCCAAGCACGGCACGAGTAGCCGGCGGGAGCTGCATCTGCCGCGCGCTGAGGGGGTCATCGCGGGCCTGATCGTGGTCGTCGTCGCCGGGATCGCGTTCCTTGCGGTCCAGTTCGTCGGCTTGCATCAGGACCTGCAGACGGCGAACCAGGCCCGGGATGCCCTGGCCGCGCAGGTGCAGCGGCTGGGCGCTTCGCCGGTTGCGGGGCCGCCCGGCAGCCGCGGCGAGCCGGGCAAGAGCATCGTCGGCCCCAGCGGGCCACCCGGTGCCACGGGTCCGCCAGGACCGCGCGGGCCTGCCGGCTCGCCCGGGCGGACCGGTTCTGCCGGGCCCACCGGTGCGTCCGTGACGGGGGTCCCTGGCGCGGTGGGCCCGTCCGGGGCGGCCGGGAGCGCCGGGGCGGTCGGTCCGGCTGGGCCCCGGGGGCCGGCGGGGCCGCCCGGCCCGGCCGGTGCTGCAGGGCGGGACGGCAGGGATGGCGTAGACGGGAAGGACGGGCAGACCTGCCCGGACGGCTACAGCCTTCAGGCACCCTCGGATGACCCGGACGCCCTGGTGTGCCGCAGAGACAGCAGCCCTCAGCCCCATGACAGCGACACCCCGTCGCCGCAGGCCGCCGCCCTCGATCCGCACCGTCGTCAGTACGTCTGACCCGCTACAGCCCCGCCGCCTTCGGGCGGCGGGGCATTTTCGCATGCCTAAGTCTTGCGTTTTTCCGCCATGTTGGCGCATTGTGGTCGTCCACCGCCTCACCGGTGCCCTCCGCAAGGGGTCCGGCACCTCCCAGGGGCGGTGGCTCGGCCCCCTCTCCGACTCCCCAGGTGGGATTGGTGGCACGGCCCCCGCTGAAGGAAGCTCAGCGGGGGCCCAACTGCGCGGCCAGCCTACGGTCCCGTTCGGTTCCCCAGGCGACTGTGACGGCACCGTAGGGTCGGGGAGTGACTGCGACCATTGAGACCATTGAGACCATCGTGTTCGACGTCGGCGAGACGATCACTCGTGACGATCGCTACTGGGCGTCCTGGGCTGACTGGCTGAACGTTCCGAGACACACGCTCTCCGCGCTCGTCGGGGCCGTCGTCGCACAGGGGCAGGACAACTCCGAAGCCCTCCGGCTCGTGCGCCCAGGCATCGACGTCGCCGCCGAGTACCGGGCCCGGGACGCGGCCGGGCGCGGCGAGCAGCTGGACGAGGGCGACCTGTACGACGACGTGCGGCCGGCGCTGTCGGCATTGCGAGGCCAGGGTGTGCGGGTCGTCATCGCCGGCAACCAGACCGTCCGGGCCTCGGTGCTGCTGCGCGCCCTGGGCCTGCCGGCGGACCTGATCGTAACGTCAGGGGAGTGGGGCGTGGCCAAGCCGCAGGCGGCGTTCTTCCGGCGGGTGCTGGAGGTGGCGCAGGCGGCCCCGGACCGGACGGTGTACGTCGGCGACCACCCGGCGAACGACCTCTTCCCGGCTCGGGCGGCGGGCCTGCGGACTGCGCACCTGCGCCGCGGCCCGTGGGGGCACCTGTGGGCGGATGATCCGGACGTGGTGGCGGCCGCGGACTGGCGGGTCGACAGTCTCACGGACCTCACCCGGATCACTGGCAGGTGACCGAACGGCCCCATCAGCTGAAGCGGATGGGGCCGTTCGCGTACACGCAGTGTCTCGACGCGAGTACGGTTCGGAGTGGACGCACCGAACTGGAGCCAGTATGCCCGCAGAGACCAACGACGGCGGCGTGGGCCGGCGGATCGCCTACTACCGCAGTGTCGTACGCCCGAAGATGACACAGCAGCAGCTCGCGGATGCGGCGTGCGTAGCGCTGGGCACGATCCGCAAGATCGAGCGCGGGGAGCGCGGCGTCACCGACGACACGCTGGAAGCGATCGCCGGTGCTCTGGGCATCGACCCGTCCCGGCTTCGTACGGACCGCGGCACCGCTCAGACCCGGGTCCACGAGGCGCTGCCCGCGCTGTCCGCAGCGATCGCCACGTACGACCTGCCCGAAGAGGGGCCTGTGCGCCCTGTGCAGGAGCTACGCACCGCGGTCGCTGAGGCGACCCGGTGGCGACTGGCCGCCCAGTACACGCGCATTGCTTGTGAGCTCCCGGACCTGCTGGCCGAACTGGCGCGCGCCTACCACGCTGCCGTCGCAGACCGGGCTGAACTGGCCGGGCTACTCGTCAGGGCCTACCGCAGCGCGGACGCCGTCGCCTACAAGTTCGGCGCCCGTGACCTGTCCGCGCGGCTCGTCGACCTCATGCGGTGGGCCGCCCCCGAGGCGGACGACCCGCTGCTGACCGCGACCGTCGCGTACGTGCGGACCGAGACCTTCTTCGCCGCCCGCGCCCACAATGCTGGCCTGCGTGCTCTGCACCAGGCCCTCGACCTCGCGCCGGCCCCCACCACCCCGGGAGAGATCGCGGCGCGCGGAGCACTGCACATGCGGGCCGCGGTCGTCGCCGGCCGGGCCTGCGACGCATCGGCGGTGACCATCCACCTCGGCGAGGCGCAGGTCCTGGCTGACCGGGTGCCCGAAGGCGTGTACGGCGGTACGGCGTTCGGCCCGGACTCGGTACGCGTCCACGAAGTGTCCGTGGCAGTCAGCCTCGGCGGTGATCACGTCGGCCGGGCCCTCGACGTCGCCCGCGAATGGAAGCCCGGTAAGGACCTAACGGCGGAGCGCCGCAGCGGCTTCTACATCGAGCTCGCGCGTGCCCAGCTGTGGTCCGGGCTCGCCAGCGATGCTTTCGAGTCGCTGAAGGTCGCCCGCCACATCGCGCCCCAGCACACACGGGAGCACCCGTGGGTTCGCGAGGACGCGTCCACGCTACGCCGGCTGAAGCGGGCGGACTCCGAGAGTCTGACGAACTTCGCCGAATGGTGCTCCGCCACCTGAGCCGCTCCCAACTACCCCTAGCCGGGGTACTTGTTGTGCACGCCAGCCCCCACCATCTGTCTCACGCACAGAACGCCGAGCAGATGGGAGCGGGGGATGAACGACGCAATCCCACCCGCGCCCACGATGATCGAGGGCGGCGTGAGCATCGCCCGACTGCACGGTGAAGCCTGTTTCGACTGCGGAGCCGTCACCAAGACCCTGCGCGCGGCGGGCCACGTCGTGGTCCGCGGTGGCGCCCGCGTGTGGCAGATCGTCACATGCGGATGCAGGGCCAGAGCGGCCGTCGCGTGAGTAGCGCAGCGAGAAGACAGACCCCCGCGACCGTGCGACCGGCCCGGGGGCATGGCCAACGCTTCGAAGGAGCGTCGACATGAAGAACCGTACCGCCCCGGGCCGACAGCGCCCAGAGGGTGCCAAGATGACCATCCGGGTCTACACGGTGACCAGCGAGGGCGCGCAGACCCCGGCGCGCGCCACCGTGACCGTGCCCTACCGGCACAAGCCGGTGCCCATCCCGCTCAGCGTCGGCTATCCGCCATGCTGCTGCCCCATCCACCGTGTGGTGACCGAGGGCGCCCGGTGAACGACGTCCGGACGAAAGCGGAAAGCAGCACCCTCACCCGAGTCACCGTGCGCGCCGCAGCGAGCTGGTTCCTCGACCAGAAGACGCTACCGCGCCACGGCACCGTGCAGGGCTTCGAGAAGGACTTCCGCGCGACGCTGGGCGAGCTGCTCCCGCTCGTCGAGGAACTGGCCGCCGGCCAGCCCGACGACGACGTGCCCGCGAAGGTGGCTCTGGCCGCGCTCGCCGAGGCGCGCCACCGGCTCGGCGCAGCCGAGGCTCCGGGGCTCCAGGGCGAAGTGAAGCGGGTGAAGCTGCTCGCCGCGTCGGTGCTCGCCGCGTGCGATCACTACGACGTCCTGACCGGTCTGCGGATGTGCCTGCTCTGCGACAAGCCCCTTGAGGACGCCTGGGAGCCGTTCGAGCGCGGCGGGCCGGCCCAGCCCGGCCGAGTGCACATCACGTGCGCGGACACTGTCCGTCGCTGAGCCACACCCCGTCTGCCCCGGCGTAACGGGGCCCCATGGCGGCCGCTTCGGGATAGGGCCGCACCTACACGCCCGTCCTGCCGGAGGCTCCGCAAGACCTCTGGCAGGACGGGTTCCAAGACCTCAGCGAGGCCGACACTGATGGACTCTCCGTGGCCCTTACCGCCGCCGTTCATGTGGCGATGCGGTCGATGCACCATCCTGCTTGACCGGCTCATCAGGCGCTCGACGACGGAGCCGGGTTCCTCCCACGAGCAGATGACGCTCGCCCGGCACATCACGACTGACCACCCCGACGAGGTGCCGGAGACCCACGGCGCAGACTGCGCCCTGTGCACGCACTACGCCAAGCACGGTGACATCGATCTGTGGGCAGAGCACCGCGCCCGCAGCCTGTTCATGCCGCCCGGCGCGGCCAGCAGCTCGTAGCGCGCTGGCAGGGCTCGTCAGACTCCCGTCTCGCCGGTGGCATCGCAAATCCCGGCGTGACGGGCCCGCTCGCCCCGCCAGAGCTTCCACAAGCCTCCGGTGGGGCGGGCCCCCAGCGCCCGCGTCTTCGCCCCGTACCCCGGCGAAGGCGCGGGCCCTTCACCCACCGATGAAAGGACTACCGATGACGGTGGACATGCGGGACGCGTTCCCGCTCGCACCCGAGGGCGGGCGCATCCCTCACAGCACCGAGCCCCCGACCGGCCCGGACAGCCGGCCGTGGATTCTGCGCTTCGCCCGCACCCCGGACGCCTCTCAGGCGACCGTGCTGCCGCTCGCCGTATACGACCCGACCCTGCAGATGTCGGTCGGCCTGTTCGATGGGCCGCTGCCCTTCATGCAGACGCACAGCCCGACCGTTCCCGACGGCAATGTGAAGAATCCCCCGCCGCTCGACGAGGGCACGAAGGACTGATGCCCTGATGCCCGCCGTTCTCGTGATCGCGGCCCATGACGACTGGCCGACCGACCGCGTCATCAAGGCCCTCACCGACGGCGGTGCGGAGGTGTTCCGCATGGACACCAGCGAGTTCCCGCAGGACCTCACCCTCGCCGGGCGCATCGACGCCCGGCGAGGGTGGGCCGGCCAGCTCGCCACTCCCCACCGCACCGTCGACCTCGCCGACATCACCGCCGTCTACTACCGCGCCCCGAACCCCTTCGACCTGCCCGCCGGCATGTCGGAGCCCGAGAAACGCTTCGCCGCCGCCCAGGCTCGCGCCGGCCTCGGCGGCATCATCACCGCCCTCAACTGCCGATGGGTCAACCACCCCAGCATGATGTCCCGGGCCGAGTACAAGCCGCTCCAGCTCGCCACCGCGCGAGCCTGCGGGCTGGCCATCCCGCCCACTCTCCTCACCAACTGTTCCGACGCCGTCCGCCGGTTCGTCGACGACCTGCACGGCAACGTCATCTGCAAGCCTGTCGCCTCACCCGTGCTCATCGAGGACGACCAGCTGAAGACGGTCTACACCCACCGCGTCTCCGTGGCCGACATCGACGACTTGCGCGGCATCGAGACCACCGCCCATCTGTTCCAGGGCTGGGTCGACAAAGCGTACGAGGTACGCCTCACCGTGGTCGGGGACCGGCTCCTGGCCGCAGAGGTCCACGCCGGCAGCGACACCGCACACACCGACTGGCGCGCCGACTACGCCTCGCTGACCTACCGGACCACCGAAGTCCCTGACGACGTCGCCGCAGGCGTGCGAAGCTACATGCGCGACCTCGGCCTGCGCTTCGCCGCCCTCGACTTCATCGTCAGCCCCGACGGCGCGTGGACGTTCCTCGAGGCGAACCCGTGCGGGCAGTGGGACTGGATCGAGCACGCCACCGGCCTGCCCATCGCCCAGGCCATCGCCGACGAGCTTCAGGGAGTGCCCGCATGAGCGATTCCGTCCGCGAAGCGGCCCGCCCGCACCTGGCCGTGCTCACCCGCGAGCTCCAGCAGGCCGGCGCGATCCGCAGCTGGCCGTGGGCCACCGCCTTCGGTTCCGTGCCGCGCCACCTGTTCGTCCCGGCCTGGTACGAGCAGGAGACCAGCGACAGCGGTATCACCGTGTGGCGGCAGCGGCACGCCACCGACGAGGGCGGCCTCGCGGCCGTGTACCGGGACGTGACCCTCGTGACAGCCCTGGACCCGGCCACCGCCGAGCAGGTCGACGACACGGCGTGGACGGGCATCCCCACTTCGTCCAGCACCCTGCCCAGCCTCATGGCCGGGATGCTCGAGGACCTGGCGGTTGAGGACGGCCACCGCGTGCTGGAGATCGGCACGGGCACCGGCTACAACGCCGCGCTGCTCTGCGCCCGCCTCGGCGAGGCCGTCGTCCACTCCATGGACATCGACCAGGCGCTCGCCGACACCGCGCAGAAGCGTCTCGCCCGCCTCGGCTACGAGCCCCAGCTGCTCCCCGGGGACGGCACCCTCGGCTACCCGACCGGGGAGCCCTTCGACCGGATCATCGCCACCTGCTCAGTGCCCGCCATCCCCGCCGCGTGGGTCGAGCAGCTGCGGCCTGGTGGTGTCTTCGTGGGTGATGTGACCCTCGGAGTCGAAGGCGGCCTCGTGCAACTCTCCCGCGGCGCCGACGGCCGCCTCCGTGGCTTCTTCACCGCAAACGGCGGCCGCTTCATGCCCGCCCGCACCGACGCCAGCACCTACCCGGCCCCGCAGCGCCCCGACAGGGCACCCACGACCGGCCGCCGGCCAACCACGCTCACCGCCAGTGAGATCCGCGCGCACTACCCGCTGCGCCTCCTGCTCGCCTTCCAGCTGCCCGGCACCGAGGTCGTCTACAACGTCGACCAGGAGGGGACCGCGCTCCAGCTGCAGCGCGGTGACGGCTCATGGGCCCGGGTACCGCTCGCCGGGGAACACATGGGCACGGTGACGTACGGCGGCGACGATGGCTTGTGGAAGCAGGCTGAGGAAGCCTGGGAGTGGTGGACCGGCGCCGGGCGCCCGGAACAGGACCATTTCGGCTACGCCCAGGATCCGGACGGCAGTGCCTTCGCCTGGTACCTCCCCGACGGGACACGCTGGAACCTGATCAGCTGACCGTCTCCTGAGCGGCCCCGCTCGTCTGCTCTCCCCGTGGCGGACGGGCGGGGTCTTCCCATGTCCCGGGTCACTCGACGAGCTCGGACACTGGGATGCTGAGAATCGCAGCGATCCGTAACAGCTCGCCGTAGCGGGGATCAGCCGCACCCGACTCGATGCGCTGCAAGTTACTGCGGCTCAGGCCGGTGGCCGCGCAGAAGCCCTCCTGTGTGTAATGGGCGGCGGTCCGCAGGTCCGCGATGCGTTCCCCCAGCTCGCGGCGCCGGTCGATGATCCAGTCCGGGTGATCGCGAGGCACTCGACAAAGTTGTACGGTGCATGTTCAGATGTCAGCACCAGCCCGGGGGCTTTTGCTGACTGCCCGTCAGCTTCTGTCCGGCTGCCTTGATCGCCCGCCCCGCTCCGAGGTCCGCAAGCCTCGGGCGGGGCGGGCTCTTTGCTGGTCACGGCGTTCCAAAGACTAAGGCACTTCCACGGAAATGCCTTAGTCCTTGTATCTTCTTAGGCAGTCCGGCAGGGAGGGAAAATATGGCCGCACTCATTGAAGAGGTACTCGACCAGGCCGTCACTCGAACGGCGCGCGAGTACCTGCGAGTGTCCAAGGGGCGGGGGCGCGATGCGCGCAGTATCCGAGACCAGCACACCGAGAACGTGGACGCCGAGCGAGAGTACGGGCCGTGGACGTGGGGCGAGCCCTACAGGGACACCGGTTCGGCGTCGAAGTTTGCGAGGAAGATCCGCGACGACTTCGAGGTGATGCTCAGCGACCTGCGGAGCGGGGCATTCGGCAAGCCCGGTGACGTCCTCGTGCTGTGGGAGATCTCCCGCCTGTCACGAGAGACCGGTCGAGGCGTAGAGATCATCGACCTGTGCGAAGCCGGCGGCTACCTGATCCACGTCACCAGCCATGAGCGGCCGCCGTACAACCCGCGCAACTACAACGATAGACACGAGTTGATCTCTGGCATCGCTGATGCCGAGAAGGAAGCCCGCCGGCTTTCCGCCCGGACGCTGCGAGGCCTCAACTCCGCGGCCCGTGAAGGCCGTCCCCAGGGGCAGGTGCCCTTCGGGTACGCCCGCGCGTACGAAGTCATCGACGGCCGGCCTCGGCCCTCCGCCCAGTACCCGGACACGGACGAGGGGCCCTTGGTGGCCGAGCTGTTCGTCAGAGTGGCCGGCGTCGAGGACAACCAGTACGGGCTCGCTGACGGCGAGACCGTCCCGCTGCTGTACTCCAACAACGCTTCGGGCGGTGGCGGGTACCTGCCTGAGCCGATGTACGGCATCGCCATAGAGTGGGAAGAGCGCGGCATCGTCAGCCGGGACAAGACCGTGGACGGCGAGCTCATTCCCGGCATCCGGTTCAGTCCGCAGAATCTCCGCTCCATGCTGCTTCGCCCGGCCTACGCAGGCCTGCGCAAGCACAACGGGCAGATCGTGCCGCTGCGGTGGCCCGGTTGGACGCCGATCGTCTCCCGTGCGCTCTTCGACAGAGTGCAGGAGATCTTCTCCGACCCGAGCCGGCGGACTTACACCGGCGAGTACATCAAGCACGCGCTGACGATGACGCTCAAGTGCGACGTGTGCGGAGCGGGGATGGTGGTCATTACCCGCAGGAAGCAGGGTGCCAAAGACGCCGTCGGCTATCAGTGCGCGGCGAGGGGACACGTGTGGGTGTCGAAGGCGGAGGTGGACCGGATCATCATCGGCGAGGTGGATCGGTTCGACATAGAGACCGGTACCCGACTCCCGCCGCTGCCCGGCGTGATCCTGCACTACCTGGCCAGTCCCGACCACTACGCGGCGCTGCAGCACCGGCCCGAAGCCGGTCAGGAAGAGAAGGTCTTGCGGGCCGAGCTGAAGCGTCTGGGCGGTGAGCTGAAGCAACTGCAGGATGCGCCCCGGCCATCGACGGCGCTGGCCCGGATCGAGCGGACCAAGGACATCGAGGAGTACGAAACGAGCATTGCCGCGGCGGAGACGAAGCTGAAGAGGTACACCACACCCTTGCCGCTGGCTCATCTGCTCCCAGACGAGCCAGTCACGGACATCGTGGGCTGGTGGAAGGCGGCGGGCGTGGAGAAGCAGCGCGCCATCGCCGCGCTGCTTCTCACACCCGACTGGCTGGGCGAGGTGCGCTTCACACGCTCACCGGTCCAGAGGAATGCAGCCCCGGTCGCCGAGCGGATGGTCTGGCGGCGGAACCCGTAGCCGTGGCCTACCCGCCGGGGCAGGTGCTCGTCTGCTGGACCTGCCCCGTGTCCGCGCTGAGGCAGGCTGCGGAAGAGCTGGGTGTGCCCAAGGGCGGTGACTCCATCGGCGCCGATGGGTCGTCGGGTACAGGCGACAGCGGTGGACTCTCGGGTGGTGAGCTCGCACCACCGTCCTCGGGAACGACCTCTTCCGTGGTGGCTGAGGCTACCGACACCGTAGGCGCGGGCTGGGCCGGCCGTGCGGCGCTGGGGAACCACACGATGACGGGTGCACGGCTGAACGGTCCGGCAGGCCGGCTGGGGACCATGCTCGGACTGGCTGCGGGTGCCGGACTGCTGGCCGCCGGTGAGGGCCTGGCAGTGGACGAGGCGCTGCCCGGTGGCCGGCCACCGTAAGGCGTACTGGCGGCCAAGGGCGCAGTCGCTGTGCTGCCCATGGAGGGCGCTGTCGATGGTGGCGGCCGGTGGCTGATGCTGTGCGTCCACGGCTCGACCGTGACCATGCTGACCGTCGCCGCGGTGATCGCGGCAGCAGCCGTGGCGCCCGCGACGGCGCCGCGGTGGACGCGCGCCGTAAGGCGCGCGGCGGTGCTGAAGGTGCCGACGGCAGCTACGGCTCCGCCGATGTAGAGGCCCAGATGCCTCTTCCGGCGAACGGGCTCAGGCCGGTCGCCGTGGGGTTCACCTGCTTCGGTTGCAGGGTCTCCGTTGACGACAGCAGTCTCTGGGGGGAGCTGCTCGTCGTCGATGGTGCCTTCGATGATGAGTTGTCTGATGAAGTTCACTCGGGCTCGCTGGGCGCGCATCTGCCTGTCGATCCCTGTGATCTGTCGCCCGGTCTCGGTGAGCTGGCTACGCAAATAAGCCAGCTCACCGAGGAGGCGCCGCAAGAACAGACCCCCAGTGACGGTGACGCCGCCGAGCGCACCCGTGACAATGACCCAGGTCATGCCACGTCCCCTTACTTGTGCGCACGGTCTCGTACTTGTTCGTTCTTGTACGAGGTCCTTGATCGTGCGTCCGAAAACGTGCTGTCGTCACGCATCTGACAGGGGACGTGACTGTTCCGTTATAAAGCTCTGGCCAGGGCATCTAACCTGCGTGACGAGAGCGCTGCTGTTGTCCGGGATTTCGAGCACGTCGCTTCTCCGTGGCCTCGTAGTCGGCCGCCAGCTCGCGCAGTAGCTCTGGCCGATCGCGCGGATCCACGTCCTCGAGGGCTGCCTCGATCAGGCGGCGTACGTGAGGCGGGGCCGAGCGCAGCGCCTCAGGCATGACCGGCGAGCGCTGCGCCTCCTGGCGCTCCATCTCGCGCAGGACCGCAGCCGCCTCGACGTGGTGATCTGTGAGTCGGTCGGCAGTCACGCCGACTGTACGGGCCATGGCTGCCACCGTGGACGCCCGACCTGGGACCGCCTTGCGGTTGGCGCCGCGCCCCCGGTAGCCGGCCTCGATCTGGCGCCAGCTGGAGCCGGAGAAGGGGTAGGGCATGCGGGCAGCCGCGGTCTCCGGACTGATGCCCTGAGCCTCGCGGGCGAGCTTGATGAGTGCCCCGTAGCCGGGTGTCGGTGGACTGAGGTCCTGATCTTCTTCCTTCATCGCGCCCCTCGTAATCACTTGTATTTTCTCGAACTTTAGTGAAAGGCAGCAGGTCACGCGAGAGCGTGCACGAGTCCTTCACACTGAGCAGTCGTATTCAGGACAGCTCACTTGTGAAAAGTGATGACACCTCGTACAGTCGTGCACATGAACGAAGACCCAAGGGCTTTCCGCCGACTGCGGATAGAGGCCGGTCTGAGCCAGACCGACCTCGCACACAGGGCCGGGGTCAGTAAGAGCCACATCTCCGGAGTCGAGCAGGGCCGCGCCGGGTTCTCCCCGAAGAACCTCAAGGCAATCGCGGACGCCCTCGGCTGTGCGATCCGTGACCTGCTGCTCCCCGAGTCGGAAGACCGCCCAGCCACCACCAAGGTCGCCTGATGCGCACCCCGGCCGGAATTGAGGGTCGGCGCGCGATGAGCGACCGGGCCCTCCAGATCCAGCCGGGTGAGTCCGTCCAGGACTTCATCCGCCGAATCGCCGACACGGCCCCTCGGCTCACGCCGGCCGCCGCTGACCGGATCCGGACCCTGCTCCCCATCGGACCCGAGGAATCCGCCGATCGCGGAGCCGCCCGACCGGACATGCCGGCCGCCGCCTGAAAGCGAAGAGGGCCCGCCGTGCACCCGGCGAGCCCTCGGCCCAACCACCAACCTGAAACGAGGTGGGCCTGATGCATTCCAGCATCGCACAAGCCGACCGACCGCCGACCCTGCCGGCGTTCGTTCCGCCCCTCGACATCGCTCGCGCTCTGGCGCGCGAGGCACTCGACCGGGCCCTCGCACTTGACCTGACCACCGCTCACTCCCTCCGTCTCGCCAGCGAGTTCGGCGGCGTGTGCGAGTCGCTCCGCCACGTCCTCGATGCTCTCGATGCCGAGGACGGCCGAGATGCCTGAGCCGCTGGCCTCTGACTACCTGCGCGAGACGCAGCGGCACATCGCGGCCGTGCCCAACGGCCCCTGGGAGCCGATCACCAACGACTACGGCGCGCCCGACGGCGTCGGGCCGATCAGCTTCCTGGAGACCGCCTCGGACGAGTACCAGGTCCCTGTCATCCGTTTCGTGGCGCACGCCCGGGAGGCGCTGCCCCGCTACGTCGGCGAAGTCGCCCGCCAGCGCAACGAGATCCGCTTCCTGCAGCAGCAGTTGCACCGGCTGGAGGACAGCCAGGGCGGTGGTCGTCATGGCTGACACCCGCGTCTTCCCCTGGGCCGCCAAGCTCGACGTCGACCAGCTGAGCGCGTTCATCGATGACCTGTGGGGCGCTGCGTCGGGAGACGGCGACCTCAAGACGCTCGACGCGATCGAGAGGGTCATCGCGGAACACGGCCCCTCCAGACCTGCCGCGCCCAAGTGCCCGCTCACCCCCCGCGAGATCCAGGTCCTCACCCTGTACGCCAGCGGTGAGACCAAGGACAGCATCGGACGCACCCTGGGGATCTCCGGGCACACGGTGCGCACCCTGTGCCTGAACATCCGCGCACGACTGAACGCCAGGAACATGGCGAACGCGGTCGCCATCGGCGCGCACTACCGGTGGCTGTCCGGCTTCCGCTACGCGGTGCCTCACAGCGCGGCGAAGCCTCAGCACGCCAGGTACGCGGCGCACGCGGCCCGGATGCGGAAGCAGCCCGGCGCGCAAATCCCGATCGGCCCCTACACCTCCTACGGCGGGGCATCCAGAGCAGCCCGGCGTATCCGTGAGGGTCAGTACGCGTCGTTCCGGCCGGCCGGAACATTCACCGCCCGCGCCGTCCGTGAGGACGACCACTGGCGCATCCTCGCCGCCTTCCTCGGCGGCAGCGCCGCCCCCATCCTTATCACCGAAGGGACTCAATCATGAGCGCCCGCACGCTCGACTACCAGGGCTACGACGCCGGCACCCGCCCGCACGACTCCGAGCGCCGACACCACCTGCTGGTTCTGGCCGCGCAGTTCCCGCAGGGCAGCCGTGTCGCCCACGTCGCCGGCCGCGAAGGCACCGTCGTGCCCGACCAGCCCGTGCACGTGCCCGGCGCCTACTACGCCACCACCACCGTGTGCCTGGGCGGCGAGTTCCACCACATCCCGATGGTGTTCGTCAGCTGGGACAACGACGCGGATCTGACCTGGCGGGCATGGGTGCCCGTCGCCAAGCTCCGCAGCCGTCCCGAGGCGACCGTGAACCGGCCCGGCAACCGCGCCACAGTGGCAGGGACGGCAGGTGGCCGGCGATGAGGTACGCGGTCATCACCCCGAGCGGCGAACTCGCCCACCACGGCGACCGCTTCGGTACCGAAGACGTCGACTGGGACGCCGTCATCGGCGTCGAAGGCAAGGCCCGCGTGAGCCTGCGCAGCGACCTGGCCGCCACCGGCTGGGTCAACGACGTCGGCCTGCTGGACCCAAGCCGATACCCGCGCAACATCGTCGGCTCGTGCCTGCTCGCCGCGTTCGGCGCCGCCGTCCAGCCGTACGCCGGGCCGGTCGTGGTCACCGGATGGAACCCGGAGTGGACCAAGGTCGGCCTGTCGGAGATCTGCAACCTGCCAGAGCCCGTCACGTTCCTCGACACCGTGCACGGCGACATCCTCAAGGCGCTCGCCGGACAGACCCCGCGCGACCTCTCCCCGTCCTGGGCTGAGTCGATGCGGGAGATCGCCGACCACGTCCGTACCGCCCCCACGCCAGGCCTCACGATCCGCTCGGTGAGGCTGCGATGAAGACCACCCGCCCGGCGTCAAAGCCGCCCGCGGCAGCCCCGCACGAGGTTGCCGCGGAAGCCAAGGCAGGAGAGGGGCCGGTCCGTTCCACCCCGGTGACCCTGCCTGCGCCGGGCGGGTCCCCGACCACTCGCCCGGAGTCAACGTCACCCGCAGACGCCATCTGCACGGCTGCGGGAGCGAAGGCCAGCGAGGAGCCGCAATCTGCTTCGGCTCCCACGACCCGGCCTGCTCCGGGCGAGCCCAACACCACCCGTACGGCGTCAACGCCACCCCCGGGACCGCGCGTGCCCGCCAGGGGAGCGAAGGCGGGGGAGGGGCTGTCAACCGAGGCCCCAGTGACCCCACCTGCGCCGTACGGGCCCCAGGCCGGGCT